TCTAGACCCTTTTAGAGTATATGTGTCTCCTTCATCTCGTAACCGTTGGTGTGATGATGCTGACGGTATTATTATATCTACAATCTTGACAGGAGAACAAGTCATCAACCTTTACCCGGAATTAGACGATATTGTAGACCCTGTTACTGGTGAAGTATCAGATGGTCTGCTCCGCAGTGTGTCTGAGCATTCAGAATACAATGGCGAAGATTATCCATCAGCCCAGAATAAGAATTCAATGACTGTCTTTACCCCTGCTGAAGTAAAGGATAAAGACAATATGCACGTTGAGAAGTATCAGATACTTGAACGGTTTTATAAGGTGAAGGTTGCTTTTTATCACATCGTTAATATTCAGGATGGCGAAGAAATGGTTCTCTCTGAAGAAGAATTCGCTATATTTTCAGAAGAGAACCGAGAAGTATTAGAATCAGGATTTTTAGAAGTTGCTCAGGTCTACCAGACCAGAGTGAAAGTGTGTGCTTCAATAGGTGAGATAGTTCTTTATGAGGATATCCTTAATTCAGACATCTATCCTGTTGTTCCGCTTCCCAATGTATGGACTGGCACTCCTTATCCAAAGTCAGACGTATCCCGTGCCAGACCGATGCAGAGATTATTGAATAAACTATGGTCTCTTGCTCTATCTCATGCTCAGGCATCAGCAGGTCTAAAGTTGCTGGTACCGCTTGGCAGTGTTGATGATATATCTCAGTTGGAACAGGATTGGGCTAACCCCAATGCTGTTATTGAAGTAGATTCATCTCAAGGCGAGCCACATTATCCACAACCGTCACCACTAGCTGGTGAATTCTACAAGTTAATACAGCAATGTGAGTTCTACATTGACTTTATATTTGGCTTGCCTGAGATGATGCACGGATTTTCAGATAAGGCTCCAGAGACAGTAAGGGGCACTGAAAGAATGATAGCCTTGGGTAGCGAAAGACCTAAGTCAAAGCTGAGAGACATAGAGTTCTCTATCAACAGGCTTGGAAAAGTTATTTATAATCTGTCTAAAGGTCATTACAGCTACAAGAAGATGTTTAGACTTGCCCAGCCTAATAACGACCAGACAGAAGTTATGGTCAATTTTTATACTGATGTATCCGGTGCTGTGGTTGACATCAAGAAAGAAAAATATAATATTGAACAGCACGATATAAGAATTGAACCCGGTTCTACAATGCCGACTAACAAATGGGCAGAGCTCAGTGTTTATCTTGAAGCTTTCCAGTTGGGAATTGTAGACAGGTATGAGGTTCTCAAGAAGAACCCGGAAATTTTTGACAAGGAGGGCATCATGCGCCGCACAGATGAGAGAGAGCAGATGGCACAGCAGATACAAGCCCTTGAAGGTCAGTTAAAGAATTTGCAGGGAGACTTGCAAACAGCCCAAAGAGAATCCGTTCAGGATAGGAAACGAGTGGAAGTTGAGAAATTCAAATCACGACTTTCCGGAGTTAATTCCGATTCTAAAGCGGATAGAAGAGTACAACGTAATAAACTTGAAACAGAGGTGAAGCTCGAGGTAGAGAAATTAGCGAACCGAATCAACCGTGAGGCTGATAAGGCGACTGGTTCTGCTCCAAAAGCCTAGAGACATCTTAAAGGAGTCAAACATGGAATCGTTAGAACAAATTGAGGCTAGTGTCGAAGCTACAGCGCATGGAGATGAAAGTTCATTGGTGGATGATGTCATTGCAGAACAATCTGAAGAACAGGTTGAAAATGTCCCCGAAGAAGCTCAGGTTTTAGTAGATGAGGCAGAGGTTCGTAAGTTTCAGTCAATGTATGACCGCTCACAAGCGGAATTGCAGGACTTGAAAAAGTATGAACCTTTGGTAAATCTTCTGGAATCGAGACCTGATTTGGTACAGACATTGCAAGACGGCATTGCAAGTCCGCAGAGTGCACAGGAATCAGCTCCCGGTATAAGCAAAGACGAGTTCAACCCTTGGGATGCATTTACAGAAGATGGTTCTGCTTCCAGTCAATATGTACAAAACAAAATAGAAAGCATGGCGAATGAAGTAGTATCCAAGAAAATGGCTCAACAGCAGGCTCAGATGCAGACAGAAATGCATTTGAACAACACAGTGGGTGAGCTCAGGAATACCTATAAAATGTCGGATGACGAGATTAAAGGTTTTCTGGAGTTCACTACACAGCCTAAAGAAGCCGTTGGAATGGGTAATCTTGTTAAATTGTATCGAGATGTCAGTGGGGTTGGTCAAACAAATACTGATACCGTAAGTGCGGTTAGAGCCGCACAAGAAGCACCTCGCACAGCAGGTGTCTTGCAGGGACAGCCCGTATCTAGTAAGTCAGATGATGACAAGATGTGGGAGTCCATTAAAAATGTAACTGCTGGTTCGAGGTTGCCTTAATTAATTAACAAATAAGTATGGAGGTTTACTATGGCAGTAAATCAAGGACAGTTAAAAGTAACAGACGTTGCTCAAACTGCATCTAATTCTCATGCTTCAACTCATGGAACTACGCCTGACAATCGTAGATTATACAATTTTGGTGAACGGGTAGCAGACCTTGCTCCTGAAGAATCCCCATTTTTCGTATATCTATCGAAAGTTAGTAAAGTTCCTACAGACGACCCTGTTTTTCGATTCTTAGAAGACAGAAGTAAAACCGATTGGACTGACAGAACTTTTCTGTTGGCATCAACTCCCGGCACTATTGTGGCTGGGACATCATACAGCTTTACAGTTGATTGTGATAATGTACAGGCTGGCGGTGATAGTTCTGGTGGTGCATCTGCTGATTTCCTTGTAAAAGGAATGGTGTTTGCTATTAATACGCAAACAACATCAGGCACTGCTGGTGCCGCAGATATGTCTCAGGCAGTTGTTCGTATTGAAACTGCACCTGTTGATGCTGGTACGAGTACCACATTTACAGGCAAGGTTCTTTCACTTGCTAATGGTACATCTGCTGGTGAGAATGTTGCTACTGATAATGACAAATGTATGATTATTGGTACTTCTTTCGATGAGGGTTCAGGTTCGCCTGACGTTTGGAGCGGAGAGCTCGATGACGATTTTGGATACACACAGATATTCAAGACAGCGGCAGAAATGTCGAATACTGCGATTGCTACAAAGTATCGTGGTTATGACAATGAATGGTCTCGTATCTGGAGTTTGAAGCTTAGAGAACACAAGGTTGACATTGAAAGGGCTATGCTCTTCAGTCAGCGTTCTCGGCAAGGTAATTCTCAATTAACCGATGGAATAGTAGGTCAGATTATCAGGACTGTAACACCAACGGACGGTGCAAACAATTTCTCCTATTCAAGGGGAAGTAGCTATTTCAAAACAACTACTGGTGCTCAACTAACATATGATATGTTGCTTGGTGATTTGGAAGTTGTATTTGACCCTGCTCGCGGTGGAAGCTCACAGAAGTTGTGTTTAGCAGGACTTCCAGTGATTTCTTACTTGAATAAAGTAGGAAGTGGCGGTTTCTTGTTCAATAGCACATCTATGCGTGTTGGAGATGATGAAACAGCAGGGGCAGGAAATGTCTCTATGAATTTCAATCTTGAACCACGACAGAGTGCTTTCGGGCATAAAATCATGGAACTGGATACGATTCACGGTTCATTGGCTATTGTTAAAGAGCCGATATTTAGAGGTTACGCAAGTGGATTAATGGCAATTGCCGACATGAACCATGTGTCTTATAGACCATTGGTAGGTAATGGCGTTAATCGCGATACTCATATTATAACTAACGTACAACAAGCTGACGAAGACCTTCGTAAGGATATGATTCTCACGGAAGCTGGACTTGAAGTCACAGTTCCTGAAAGTCATGCTCTGTACAGCTTTGAAGACATTTAAGGAGGTTATGAATAATGAGAAGTGATTCATTGAATAAAAGCAGTGGTTCTTATCGTAGAGAAACACAAGCAGTTGAGCAAATAGATAATGTTGCGGCAGTAACAAGAACATTGTTAGCATCGGAATCTGGGACTTTATTTCAAGTAGATATGTCTACAGTAGATTATGATGTAACATTAACTCTTCCCGCAGTATCAACTTCAGCAGGAGTATACTATGATTTTTGTTTCACAGTCGATTCTGACGATGATGCAGATTTTATTGTAAAAGCTGATGCGGCTGGGACTGATATCTATGGTGGCATTATTACCCTTGGGGCTAATAGTACAGTAGATGCCTTTGCTGGTGTTTCAACAATAACAGTAGATGGCTCTGTTGCTCAATCAGCAGAAGGTATGAAGTTATCTTTTCTATGTGATGGTACTAATTGGCACTTGAGTGGTCATATAATGACTGCAGTCGGTACAGTTCATCTAGTAGGTGCCGCTGGCGTATAATAATCCGAATAAATAAGGATTAGCAGTATTTGGGTACTGTGGGAGCTGTCAAAAAAAGGCGGCTCCCGAAACCCTTGAAGAATTATGAAGAATTGTATGCATTGTGAAACGCCCAACCCTGATGGTTGGTTTTACTGCAAGACTTGCGGTAACAAAGCTTCTGAACCGAAGTTTACAACC